CTGGTAATGTCTGTCACATGCAGTTTATCCGCCGCAAATGCACTGACCGGTGACTGCGTCAGCGTGAACGGTGTGCCATCCTGACCATCAATAACCGGCGTCACCTGAAGGCTGTTATTCCCGGCAAAGCGGAAAGCCAGCGTATGCCATTCGTTATCAAATGCGCCAAAGGTTCCCAGTTTCAGGTTGTTTGTCGCCACTTTCGCATTGTGGTACATCACATTCAGGTCTTTTGCATCTGTCTGGATGTAGAACGCTGCCAGCAGGTTATTCCCCCCGTCTCCGGTCAGGGCAACGCCCTGTGGCAGTGAAGATACCGGCCAGTAAAACGCCATAACATACTGGTTCGCAGCCAGCGCTCCCGAAACCTTAAAGCGGCAGCGAATCTGCCCCCCTTTCTGTAACAGAGCCGCACCGTTGCCCGCGGCGTACTCCAGCACCCAGCTGCTTTTACCGGCTTCCTTGGTCAGCTTCACTGCCTTACCTCCGGTTCCCTCCGCATCGCTGACCACTTCTGCCCTGCCGCCACTGGCTGACCATCCCTGTACTTTCAGGCTTCCCTCTGACTCGCTGGCAAGGTAAGAGAGCAGTGTTGTGACGCCTGTGGCTTCTGCACCGGAAGGCGATGACGGGCGCACCTCTGATACTGTCGATGATGCCCCCGCGTTTAGCGCCACTCTTCCCGCATGGCGCAAAATCGCCGTTGCCAGACGGTCGGAAATAATCCCGCGGCGAGCCCATGAACTGAAATGGCTCGCCCTGTCCTGTGACGTCCAGGTGGCTGAGCTGTCACGCCATTTCGAACCGTAATACCCGATACCCGGAATGTCCGGGTCTTCTTCCGGTTTGTTCGTCGGCACATTCACCCCGTTCTCATCCGTCATGAACGGTACGAAATGGATATTCTTTTCCGTTTTGTTTTTATAGCTGCCGTACACCGTCTGGTACGTGGATTCGTTCTTCTGCTTCCAGAAATACGTCGTATCTCCACATATCCAGGGAACACCGCCAGCAGAGCCACCGACGCACTGACCTGCCATATCCGCCAGGTCTGCACGGAATTTATCAACCAGCGCACCAAACTGTGCTGCGTGATTTGCCGGCGTACCGCCAAAATCAAATTCCCCCTGCATCCACACCACGGCAAACAGCACATTTTTCGGGTTCTTCTTCAGTGCTGCTTTTGTTCGACCGATAAGGTCCTTATACAGCGGCTTGTCCACACCCCAGCGGGTTGAATTCTCCGAGGCACCACTCGCGTCACTGTATGTGCCATCAGCTCCGGTGGTGAACGCTGAACCACCACGACAGCACGGAACCAGCAGAATGCCCGCATTCGCCGGTATAAACGGCAGCAGTTTTTTGGCGATATGCAGCCCCTGCCCCACGGTTCCGTACTGCCCCTTTGACAGGTCCGCTTTCGGATGGTTAAGGCGGCTCATGTCCTGCACATCATGCAGACAATGGTCCGCCGGAATGATGTCGTTATATTTGCAGGCGACACCACCCGGTGTCACCGTACTGCGACGCGCCAGTTGCTTAATACGCGGCTCCGGACGGTCATATGTCTCCGGCAGCGGAAGACCTTCACCATACGACATGCCGTTTGACTGCCCTGCCAGAACCACAACAAAGTAATACTCCGGGTCGCTGGTGGCACTGATTACTGCACCTTCTCCACCTGTCGGCTTCACCACAACAGGTGTGCTCACATCACCTTCTGCGACAATCGCCTGAATAAGTGCTGCGCCATCATCCGTATACGAAGAAAACGGCCCACCGTATGGTTGCCATCCTTCACGAATTTTTTGCGCAAGTGCATCAGCAAGGTCTGACGGCGATGCCGCCCTGACCACATCGTAATGTTTAAATGTCATGAATCCTCCCGGCCGGGATAGTACTGAATCAGATAAAGAGCAGGCTGAAGTCCGGAAGTTACAGGACAATGGCAGAAGGAAGACTACAGCCCGAAATACGAAAAAGGCCGCGCAGTTGCGCAGCCTTATGAATCCTGGTTAAAATGCTTTCGATTATTAAAACGAGTATCTCATGCAATTGCCCGAACCCACTCGGGCTTTTTTACATGTAAAAAGGCCCCTGCTATGAGAGGCCTTGGTATATGCCTAATCTCTGTATACTGCATGGTGCCGGGTGCCTCCCGGTGAGTTCGGCCTGGTACCACCGAACCCGTGTCGATAATGAATCACAAGCAAGGATTTTTCACCAGTCGCCCCTCCACACAGGGGGATTCACCATGCGAAATTTTTTTAACAAATGCTCAGTCTGACAGGCAACTGTCAACTGACTGAATTGTGACACAGATTACACTTGTTACCCACATACCACGAATCAGGTTATGCCTCAGTCATTATTAAACTGCACTTCAGCAAATCCGGAGCCTGATTCACAGGTACTGGATTTGATTGTGACAGTCATTCCTGTCAACTGAGCACTTTGCAGTAACGGTTGCAGATTCCAGCGACTGGTCCAGTATTCTTTCCCGTCAACCTTCACTGTAAATGTGTCATCCTCATTATACTTGGAAAACTCAATTTTACCTTTAGCACAATCCGCCGCCATTGCATTAACAGAAGCTAATGCAAATAAAACCGCCATAAACATCTTCTTCATGCTTAACTCCTTTATTTACCCGTTGTATATAAAAACTGTGACTTTCTGTTCAGAAACGCTGCAGCTGTATTACTTTCCCATAATGTATTGTTTATTTTTATAACGGGCCTGTCGCCAGTTATCTGACATTCTGGTTGACTCTCTTCATTCACGGCGCGAACAGAACGCGCCCCCTGATGATGGCAATTCAGTATAACGGCCACAGTCCCCAGTATCGCTGATATATTATTAAAGGATATTCTCCCCACTCTGACACCATCCTCTCCCCGATACTCCGGAAGCACATTGCTGATTCGCCCCCAGTTCAGAGTGAGGTCCACGTCTCCCGGCGTCATCGTATACACAGGAGCAGTTTCAGACAGTGCCTGACGAAATTCTCTCTGTATCTGCCTGAAGCGTAAGGCTTCTGCTGTGACAGTGACAAAACGCAGAACTGCTCTGGATGCATCTCTGGTCATTGTATTACCACTGAACTCCATTAACGCCAGATATGATGAAACCAGTGAGTGACGACTGATTTGCATTCCGGAACGTTCCAGCGCTGCGACACGTTGCAGAGTGGTATAACTGCTGTCCGTTGTCATGGAAACCGTTGTCACACCGGGCACTGATATATGTGTAAAATCTGAAAAACGGTAGAAAGTATTTGTTGCCGTATTAACGAACCCGGCCACATATAAATTATTTTGCTCAATAATCAGACGAAGATGGTCAAAACGCGCCTGATAGACATCAAGCCCTCGTATATCCACAGCAAAATAACTGCCCGGTGGGGTGTGGTTAATAACAGACACCGATGTGGTCCCCTGAGATATATGTTCAAGAGGGGTCGATATCTCTGTCCGTATACTATTTAACGAAGAGACATAACTTTGTTGGGTCGAAAAGTCTATCGTAAACTCCCGGGAATAGGATACCGAAGAAAAACCCAGTAACAGGCACAGTACCCATTTAAATAATATACACTTCATATACAGGTGTTCCTTTTGGCTGAAGTAATCAGCACCAGACCCGGCGCAGATATAAAAAAGGCCCGCAAAAGCGAGCCTGGTAAATAAATATGGCGCGTTGTACTGGATTCGAACCAGTGACCGATTGCTCAGAAGGCAATTGCTCTGTCCGGCTGAGCTAACAACGCATAATGCAGATAATGGACCGCCATCGAGGACCCGAACCCCGCGCAGCCAGCTTCGAAGGCTGGCGCTCTGTCCCGATGAGCTAATGGCGGTATGTGATATGGTGGCCCTTGCTGGATTTGAACCAGCGACCTGGCGATTATGAGTCGCTCGCTCTCACCACTGAGCTAAAGGGCCGGGCGCAGGATAATAACGGTACGTAACTAATCCTGCAATATCATCCGTTCTGACTGGCTAAATCCTGAACTTCCCTGACCGTCTGCTCAAAACGTTCAGTCTCCAGCTCAACGCCAGTTGCACGACGCCCCAGCGCCAGTGCAGCTTTGACTGTCGAACCCGACCCCATGAAAAAATCTGCAACCAGGTCACCCGGACGACTGCTCGCGCTGATTATCTGCTGCAGCATTTCTGCCGGTTTTTCGCACGGATGTTTCCCGGGATAGTACTGCACCGGTTTATGCGTCCACACATCCGTGTACGGCACCTGCGCCGTCACGCCAAAATACCGCCGCAGATGCTTATATTCACTCTGCAGTTCCGCATACTGCCGGTTCAGTGAAGTATACGTCTCCAGCAGCTGGTGGTGGGGCTTTTCCAGTTCACCGCGCTGATGCTTCTCTTCTGCCACCCGGGCAAACAGCGACTGTAATTTCAGATAATCGCTTTCGTTCGGTAGCTGCCACTGACTGGCACTGAACCAGTGCGACACCATGTTTTTCTTTCCTGTGGCATCCACTATCTGTTTTGCCGTTATCCCCAGGGCAGCACGCGCATCACGAAAGTAAGCAATCAGCGGAGCCATCACATGCTGTTTCAGTGCCCTGCCCTTCGCCTCATACCCGGCATCTTTCGGACGATACGGCCCCTGATAATGTTCCGCGAACAGAATGCGCTCTGTGGCGGGGAAATACGCCCTCAGGCTTTCCTTGTTGCACCCGTTCCAGCGTCCGGACGGCTTCGCCCAGATAATATGGTTCAGCACACTGAAGCGTTCACGCATCATGATTTCAATGTCAGATGCCAGGCGATGGCCACAGAACAGGTAAAGACTTCCGGCAGGTTTCAGCACCCGCCAGAACTGCGCCAGACACTGGTCCAGCCATTTCAGGTAATCCTCATCACCCGTCCACTGGTTATCCCAGCCCTCAGGCTTCACTTTAAAGTACGGCGGGTCCGTGACTATCAGGTCAACAGAATTTTCGGGTAACGACCGGATAAATTCCAGGCAGTCGGCGTTGATTAACTCACAACTGGATATTTTTACAGTATTAAACATGGATCATTAAGCCTGTCTCTGATAGGCTCATACCGCTTTTGCGCAAAGCAGATGGGCCTGAGGTTTGCTTGTGACCCCAACGCATGAGCAGATGGCTGGTGAGTGCCCCTAACACCCACCAGCCGCCCATTTACCACAAATAAAAAAGCCTTCAGGACTGAAGGCGTCTGTAACAACCAAACTGATAGTCTGCCAGACCCGCCATAACAAGCTGGGTCAGTATTAGCTGGCAGCGTTCGCGTGAAAGGTACGTATTCTGTGCAATCTCCCCGACTGTCGCCGGTGCGGTGGCACTTAATTCATTAAACACCACTCTGGCGGTTTCTGTCATATCCTGCTGTTTCAGCATGTCTTTTTCCCTTTTCCGGTTAACGTGACACACCAATAACTCTTGTCGAAAAAGCCAGCAAGCTGAAAGACCGGTATTCACCGCCACCAGCGCGTTTAACGTACTGGTCCGATTTCAGGCATAAAAAACCCGCCTGACGGCGGATTTAAGCTGTGTGGCAAAGTAACCACTCTTAACATACTGACATACTTTTTGCGGACCGCACTAATCATTTTTTACTTTTTTAGCAGCCAGTCGTCCATCTCCAGTCTTACCCCCAGCACAGACAAACATCCGTCAATAAACCCTTCGGCTATCTGCATCTCAATTCGTATTGCTTTTTCGCTTTTCTTTCTCGTCCTGGCTATCTGTCTTTTTGATATTCGCAACAAATAATGAGCAATGAGAAGCGAATACTCCTCAGGTTTTTTCTGCTTCAGACGTGCAAGACAGTTTTCAATGATAAGTCCGTCATCATCGCAGCAGGCTGGACGTGGTTTAGTGGTAGATGGTAAAAGGCCTTTGAATCCGGCAGCGATCGGAGAATAGTCCACCCCGGTGTTACCACTTGCCGCCCATGCCCCCCAGCGTTCAAGAACCATCTGAATATCACGCATCAACTTTCTCCACAAAAATCAGGACAGCACACCAATCGCCAGTGCGCGATCGATAAAACGAAATATCAGCTCCAGTTGGGAACCATACTTCTCTTCAAATGCCACGGTATCCGCATGCAGTTCGTCATGGTGTTTTCTGCACAAAGGCAACACAAAAAGGTCATGCGCTTTTGTACCCATTCCACCCTGACCATGGCCAATCAGGTGATGTGGATCGTCGGCTGGCTTACCACAACACGCGCAAGGCTGTGTCTTAACCCAGCGCGTGTACTTTTCATTAACCCAGCGACGACGTTTGGGGCGTAACATAAAAGACTCCGGCGACTCCGGATCCACTTTCAGCGCCAGCACCTTTTTCGCTTTATCCTGGATAATGCTGGTGGCAGGAACCGAAGGCACAAGGTCACTCTCCCGGGTGACAGACGGCAAAACAGGCTTCGGTAATCTCAGGGCCTTACGGGCTGCACTTTCCGGTAAGGCATCCGCCAGGTCATTACGAACCAGCCACCAGCACAGTTCAGGCATTGTCACAACGTGACTGTCATCAAAACCGAGATCACGACGGACTACGGACAACACCCAGCGGGCACAGTTATCCGTTGCCATTGACTCCAGACGTTCCGTGAACTGATCGCGAAGCAGGTTATCGCAGTGCCAGCACAGACGGATTGCGCCCGGCGCGTGTCGCATTGTGGTCATGTTCTCGCTGTGCCATCCGGAATGAGGCCACTGGCAGCCTTTTTCACGAAGTAACCAGCTCTCAAGGCATTCCACGCCACCAGCACGACGGATCACCGCCTCATGGCGGAACACGGCCCGAACGGCAGGATCATCCGCCAGCGGTTGTGATGCTGCCGGAACGGCACCACTGGCAAAAGATGAATAACGTTCCGGCTCAGGCTCCAGCAGGACACGCCCCTGCATAAACAGGGGCATCAGCTCTGAACCGGGTCTGAACAAGACGATCCCCATACGCGGGGCAATTTCAGGGGTCAGCAGTGCTCTCACGGTCACCTCAGCGAACGGTATTGCATGAACGCAGGAGAAAAAATTCAGCCATCACGCAGTAAACTCTTTCACCAGCGTTTCAAACTGGCTTACCTGGCCTTCCAGTTCCGCCACGCAATCCACCAGCTCATCCACCGCCTTTTGTGTGCGATGTTTTGCCTGCAGCAGATCACGAAGCGCCGGAGTAAGCTGCTTGCGGAGCGTATCTTTTGCCACGCTCGTTTTTTCCATCTGTTCAGCACAACGAAGCATCTCCTGCGCCTGCCGACGAAGTTGTTCCGGTGAAACAGTGGTGGTTCTGTTGTTCAAAATAAACGCTCCGTTTTACTACCCGACATGCGGTTATTGCTGTATCTGCGCGGATTGCCCGGCGTCATGGGAGTGGAAAGAACCCGGGCACTCTCCTGGTCCACAGGCAGAAAATGCCCGTTATGAAAACGCCGGTAAATGGTACCCAGCGTGCCATTACGCTGTTTCGTGATGTTGATTTCAGCTATGCCTCTCGCCTGTGTCTCCGGGTTGTACACCTCATCCCTGTAAAGCATCAGAATGATGTCTGCATCCGCCTCTATTTCCCCTGAGTTTTTCAGGTCCGAGTTCATGGGGCGTTTATTGGGTCTGGATTCCACGCCACGGGAGAGCTGGCTCAGAGCAATCAGCGGAAAACCGCCGGATTTTGCCAGGCTTTTAAGTCCCTTTGAGATTTCCCCCACAGCAAGGTCGTGACGCCCCGTGCTGCGGGTTTTAATCAGGCCGAGGTAATCGACCACCACCAGCGCCGTTTCCGGGTGTTTCATCCGGTGGTGCCTCGTGGTTGCACATATCTCATCAATGGTCAGGTTTGCCTGGTCCACCATCCAGATATTACGCCCCGTCATTCGTCCCACGCCCTGTGAGAAACGCGCCCAGTCTTCATCTTCAAAACGGGCAACAGACTTAAGACGGGATACCGGCATTCCCCCGGCAGCAGACACCATACGTTCACCAATCTGAATGTTCGCCATCTCCATGGTGAACAGAAGCACGCCATGCCCCTGCTCAGTCACCTTGTCGATGATATCCAGCGCAAGTTCGGTTTTCCCCATCGAAGGACGGGCCGCAATGAATACCAGGTCGCCTGGCTCCATACCGCCCGTTTTTGCGTCCAGTTCATCAATACCGGTCATCAGCGCCCTGGATTTCTCCAGTCCCTGATTGCGGCATTCAACACGGTCGACCACTTCCGGAAGGACATCATCAATGTGAACCGGCTGAATGACGCCCTTTCCGGTCGACAGTGAGGCCATCATGTTCTGCGCATCCTTCAGGGCATCCTCGGCTGCTTCACAGGTATGCGCATCCCGTAAATTCTGTAATGCTTCAGTCAGTGTTTTTTCTGCATCGCGCAGTGCGGCATTACGCCGCAACGCTGCGACATAGTGCTCCAGTGAAGACTTTACCCAGGTTTTGCGTCCGGTGTCGGTAATCACCGGGGCAAGTTCCGGCATCTCATTGCACAGCAGTACGGGGTCAATGACGCCGGATACACGTGCCTGTCTGCAAATTCCCGCGTAAATATCCCGGTACTGTCGTGCAGAAAAAACGTCCGCCGACAATGTGGCCAGAATATCCATCACTTCCGGATCAGCCCCACGCAGAAAAAACGCGCCAATGACAGCGCCTTCCAGGTCATCGTTACGCCATGCCGGGGTGTTCTGGCTGGTCATGCGGCAACACCTCCGATACGAGAACGGTAGCTGGGCCAGTTAAACGACAACCAGTTGCGCCCGCCATTGGTGATCCTGTCGGCAATCCGGGGACTGATGAACGCCCACAATTCTTCCGGTGAAAGGTTGCTGATCAAGATAGTTGGCAAAATACCCTCATACCGGGCATTGATAATTTCCTGCAAAATGGCCATTTCAGCCGCACTGCCAAACTGAACGCCGACTTCGTCGATGATCAGCAAATCCAGTGACGCATAATGCTCAATGACGTCATCCGCTGTTTTTTCACTGTCATTCCGCCAGCAGTTTTTCACAGCACGGGTAAGGCGCATCACGTCGGTGATCTCCACACTGGCCAGATAGTTACGGATGATGTGTTTTGCCATTGATACCGCCAGATGATTTTTCCCGGTACCGCAACTGCCGGTCATAACAAGACTGGTACCGTTCTCCAGCATATCTGGCCAGTTCTCCGCATAGCGGCGACAGGCCGCAAGATTTCTGGCTGCGTCAGGATTAACCTCCAGATAATTATCAAACTCGCAGTCCCGAAAACGCAGAGCAATTCCGGCGTTATCAGTCAGTTCTTCCGCCTTGAGGGACGACAGCTCCATGGTCAAATCGTTGGCCTCAGCTATCAAGCAGTCAGGGCAGCATGAAATTTTTTCTCTGTCCTCGCCATTACGATCGCTCCACACCAGAATATGTGTGTGGTATTCGCCATGTTTTTCGCAACACCCGCGCCCTTCACGCATCCAGCAGGAACGATAAGGCCATGGTTTTTCGCCCTTCTGAGCAAATGCAATCTCTGCCCGTAACTCATCCATCCGCGCCTGTAGTCTTGTTTGTTGTTCACGCAGGTTAAACGTCATCATCGCTGTCACCTCAGAATGTCAATTTGTCACTGGATTTACCGAATTTGTCAGACATGGCTCCCAGGCCAGCCAGGACATCGACCTGTCGCTGTCGCCCACCTCCGGGAGCTGCTGGCTGTTGCCAGAAATCTTCGAAGTGACGATCGGGTCCAAAGAACGTCGACGCCTGCTTCACGAACTGGGTGCCGGTATTTCCTGAGACACGCACCCAGGCAGCATAGCGTTTCACACCGTTGAGCATGGTTTCTGGTGTCACACCTTCCCTGATTCGGGCTTTCCAGGCTTTGAAGGCTGCTGACTTGGAATTACCACCAGCACGTTTGGGATATTCCTGCCAGGCCTGTTCAAATTCCGGTGAATATTCCTGTCGGGCAGAACGCGCTGGTGCAGACGCGTCAGCGGATGCGCCAATAGTGTTTTTACTCTCTGTAGTATTCTCTGAAGTAATCTCTGTTGTATTCTCTGTAAGATCGAAATTGGTTTTCCCTTCTCCGCGGCGAGTGGTTTCCCGTGTCCGCGGTGAAGGCTTTCCCTCCTCCGCGAAAT